GAAGACGGCATATGAGAGGGAGGTATATGATGACGAAACAGGAACTCAGTGAGATGTTACATGCCACTGGCTGTCCGGTCAATGAAGGGATATCTGATCTTGATAATGGAAAGAAGTTTCCAAGAATTGATTATTGGGAAATAGCATGGGATGATGTGATGGCATCAGGCGACAACTATGAAGATAAAATCACATGGCAGGTGAGCTTTTATTCTCGCACACCAAGAAATGAAAAGCTGATAATGCTGAGAGATATGATGCGCAAAAAGGGACTACACCCAACTATCCTGCATGAATTTATTATAGACGATAAAATTTGGCACTCGTATTTCTCGCTGGAGACAATGAATGAATGATATTACATTTGAAGATTCCGGAATGGAAGAATTTCAGGATATGCTTGGAAGCTATCTTTCAAAAGTGGACGAAAAAAGCGCTCTGGATGCAATAGAGGAGGGAGCAAGATTGCACCTGTATTGGGGCCTATTAAAACTGGTTTTGCAGCAGTAAATGCAGTCATGGCCGCTAATCCAATACTTATAATTATTGCGGCAGTTGCGGCACTTATAGCCATTTTTGTAACACTTTATAATAAGTGCGAATGGTTCAGAGATGGTGTAAATGCCATATTCGGAGCTGTAGCCGATTTTATCAAGGGAGCGATTGATAAGATTAAAGGATTCTTCGATTTCAAATGGAAATTACCAAAAATAAAGTTGCCTCATTTCAAAGCTAGTGGAGAGTGGTCACTTTCCCCACTTAAGGTACCTAAAATTTCTGTAGATTGGTATGCGAACGGAGGAATCCTGAACAGTCCGACCATATTTGGTGCAAATGGAGATTCCCTGATGGGAGGGGGAGAGGCTGGAAAAGAGGCGGTACTTCCAATTAAACTGTTAAAGGACTACATCAGAGAAGAAAATGATGCAAATAATGCAACATTGGCCGCAATGATCGTTGAAGCATTCAAATCAATATCAATGACTGCGGAGAATAACATTTATATTGGAGACAAGAAGTCGATCACATTACTTACAAATCTCGTTCTTAAGCAGATGGCAAATAAGACATTAGCAACACAGGGGGCGAAAGGAAAATAATGCAGGACATACAATACAATGACATAAGAGGCTCTTCGCTTCAGATATTTGCCCGGGAGTTGATATCTATTCCTGCCGCTCAGCCGAATATGGAAGAGGTAAAACTATCAGGGCGGGATGGAACCATATACAAGTTTAATGGCACATATGCAGCAACACCAATAAAGATACCATTTAATTATATCGGAGCAGTAGACAGGTGGAATGATCACTGGAGAATGGCAAAACAGTGGCTGTCAGAAAGAAATGCAAAACTTATTATATCTGATGATGCAGGCTTTTTTTATAAAATAACCTATGTTGAATTAGATGATAATGAGAGGACATCTGAGCGGATAGGCAATTTTACAGCGATATTTCACACACTGGATGGGCTTCAATATTCCGTAGATGGTGCAATGGAATATGACATAGAAGATGTTTGCTGGAATCCTTATATAGAGTGTCATCCGACATATAAGATCGCAGCAGAAGGTATGTGTACGCTTAAGATCAATGGAAAAACGATGACTGCTAATGTTGGTCAAAATCTGACCATAGATACAGATCGGATGATCGCGTATCGCGAGGATGGTACTTTTAATAATACCAAAGTGTCAGGAAATTATGAAGATATGTATCTACAGCCGGGAAACAACAAGATTGAATTTTACGGAGGAAATCTGAAAGTGATACCTAATTGGAGGTGTTTATGATCCAGATATATAACATTGAAAATACAAACTTTGATCAGAACGGAGATATGTCATTATTTCCTTCAAGTGCATCCGTTCATGCCGTATTGAATGGAACATGGGAGGTAACGCTTGAACATCCAAAGGATTCAGAAGACCGCTGGAAGTAT